CGGCTCTAAAGGCGCGTGGTTGACCAGTTTAATAATATAACCGATGATAGGCTACTATAGCACTATCGGCTCTGTGATGTTTTTTAATGTATAGATATCATAAGGGTGCCGTTGGGTCGAAAGACGCAATAGTGAATGATGAGGGGATCGCCAACCGACCTTGCTGTATCTGGCAGCTAGTTCACATACATTAGGTACGAAACATAGGACAGGACATACTCTGTTTATAGTTTTTTATCAATTGTCCTGGCAACAGGGCAATTGTGGATACTCTTCAGGACAGAATATATAAGATTGAATATATTATATAATATCTAATACCATATAATAATATTATTAATTTAAAAAACAAATACTGAATTAATTGAATGAGTGGAACGAATGAAATTAATGAAAGTATTAGGTCTTTAGACCTTTAAAGATAACTACATAATTACTATAGTTAAATAGATAGTAATGATTATATAGAAATGGACAGATATGGCTAGTAAAAGTAAAACAAAAGGAAGTAGTTATGAACGTGATGTAGCTAAATTTCTAAGTGAGAAATATGGTGATAGTTTTGTACGTGTTCCCAATAGTGGTGCGTATATCGGTGGTAGTAACTTCCATCGTGCGCAGCATCTTAGTGAAGGCCAAGTTCGTAGTTTTAAGGGAGATATTATTCCACCCGATGATTGGAAGTATTTCAATTGTGAGTGCAAGAATTATGCAGACTTTACATTTCACCACTTTTTTATGGATAAGCACATACCGATATTAGAAGAATGGATTGACCAATGTCTTGATGTTGCTGAAGATAACGATGTTAATATTATGTTTATTAAAATTACTCGTAAAGGTCAATTTATTTGTTATCCGGAACATATGTATCAGGCTGGATTCACAACAACTAACTATACAATATATGATAGTGCAAAGCACGGTAAATGGATTTTTGCGGCATGGGATCCATTTTGGATGAAGAATACAGATAAGATCAAAGATGCATGTGTCAATGGATTTGACAAAAATTCTTTTTACTAACTTTCTAGATAAATCTTTGAGATATACAAACAAGCCATAGTTGCAATTAGGCTGATAGACAATGCAGGTAAGAATTGAATATTTTTAACTAGAAATACAAATAATGGAAAGAATACTAAACTCACTAAGACAAATATAATTGTCTCTTTTGCTAATTGTGAAAATACTGCAACATCAACGCCAGAATAGTACATAAAGAGAATACTAACCACGCTAGTTAAAGGTATACCCAGAATCAAAGCGCCCAACGTAGGATTACCACGCTGAGCTACAGTGACTACACTGGCGATAATAATACCACCAATTATTGATTTAAGTATGAATTCCATTAGTCTTCTTTTGGAATTTTTCTTTTTGGTGGCTTTCTAAATTTATACTTCATATCTGCTGCATCAGTGCCTAACCCTTCAGGAATAGATTCTATTTTTCCACCCTTCTTCAAAAACTCTTGTACTGCCATTTCTGCATCATTGCGATCTTTTGTTGACTTCTCGGTAGGTTGCCGTGTGATACTCATAAAAATCTCCTGTTTGTTATTATAGTATATTTATCATAACAAAATATCTAGAGTTTGTCAATTAAAAAACCCAGCACATTACTGCACTGGGTCTTCTTTCCCTATGATATAGGGAATAGCATAAAAAGTAGTTGTAATGAGAGTTGAGAGGGTAACAATCTATCTTTTTATGTTATAGTTATATACTAGCATACTATTATTAGTATGTCAAGTTTTTTTTACATATTATTTTTCTTTTCTTGAATTTCTGCGCGGCGTGCCTTGGTTAGTTTACCGATATCTCCTAGTGCTTTACGAGCCCTTGCGGCTGCTGCTTTTACTCCCTTTTCTTCAAACGATGCATGTTCTTTAATATATACTTCAATTTGTTCTAAAATTTGATCATGATTTGTCATTATTTTCTCCTATATGACGATATCTATTTCAACACTGGGTTCTAGTGTTTCTGTTTCTTGTGCAAATGTAGTGAACCCGTTTTCTTTAACTACATTCAATACATCACTAACTCTACCCACAAGTTCATCTCTATGGGATACTAGAAATAGTGAACGTCCACTATCTCTTACCATTTTCTTTAGTACGGCGAGTGATGCTTCAACACCATTGGTGTCCATTCCACTGTCAATAAGTTCATCAATGAATAATACATTGATCGTGCTATACAGTGATTCGAATATATCACGGAATGCCCATGATAAACCTAGAATAAGTCTATTACGTTCTCCTCTTGATAAATTATCAAAATCTAAGTCTCTACCTAATTCAGTAATCTCTACAGATAAATCGCTTTGGAATCGTACTTCATGAGGAAGTCCCAACTTGTCCAAATACGTTTGTAGTCTTGTATTTAGAAAACTTAAATTCTGGTCAATAATCTTTTTTCTAATGAAACTATCTTTGTTTGTTAATAGTTTCATTAGGAATTCTTGATGTTCACGATATGATACAAGTGTATTCATATTAGTATAGTCTAATTCTTCAAGTGCACTATCTCTCATTTCATTAATTTGGTCTGTATACGGATCGTCTAAAAGTTTCTTTTGTTCAATCTGCTCTTCTAACATTCTAACTGAGTTTTGATGTTCATATGCATCATTTAGTGTTTCATAAAATACTGATGGCTTATTACCAATTTCACCGATTTCTGCAACAATACTTTCGTATTCCTTTAGTTTCTCATTATTTTCAAGAAGTTGTAGATTAGATTCTTGTTTCTGTTCTTCCTTTGCTGCAAGAATGCTTTCTTGTTTATCATCATGCATTTCTTGTCCACAAGCATAGCATGTGTGCTCCTTTAGCAATTTAATTTCATTTTTAAGTTTAGAAATAACTTTTTCTTGTTTTGCATCGTCTGTATTAATATTATTCATCCAACGTAATGCATCATCTAGGCGTATTTTCTTTTCATTGAATTCTGCAATCAACGCATGATTCTGAATCTCTTTATCGATATCTATATGTGACAATGCATCTAAACCTGTTTCAAGGTCTTTGATGTCTGTCTCATGTTTCTGTAACCACACACGTTGTCTGCGTTCAATATCTTTGATAGATTTTAAAATACGTCCATTTGCATCTTCAATTGATTTTAGACGATACTCTTCATCTTTAATTTGTTCTTTGGTAGATTTAACATCATCGCGTAAGGATTCTGCCTTGCGTGAAAGTTCTGTGATACCTAGTAGTTCTTCAATGATATCACGTTGATCTCCTGCTCTCATACTGAGGAATGGTTCCGTATATGTATTAAGAGCTACAATATGCTTAAACATAGAATGAGAAATACCAATAATAGAATCAACTTCTACTTGTGTTTGGCGCATTTCTCCTTGTGCTTCGTCTTCAGTTTCATTAATTTCAACATTATCACGCTTTAATCTGAATACATTAGGTGAGCGACCACGTTCAATGCGATATTCGCTTCCGTTATATTCAAAATCAACAGTGACTAACATTCCTTTACCGTTAGTCTTGTTAATTAGGTTATTCTTTTTGATGTTCGTTAATGCGTTACCATATAGTCCATATGATAACGCATTGATAAGAGTTGTCTTACCTGTACCGTTGCGTGAACCATCTCCGCCTAAGTCTAAATTGTTTCCTAGAACTAGAGATAACGAATCTCGTTCTAAATCAATTGCTTGCGTAACATTCCCTACACTCATAAAGTTTCGGATTGTAATATTTTTAATCTTTAGCAAAAGTAATCTACCTCTCTCTTGCGTATGTCCCATCTTGGATAGGATCTAGTGAAATTTCATTAATGTTAACATATTCCGGCTGAGAAAGCAACCATAAAATGACCTCTGCGATATATTCAACGTCTAACAGTTTTCTATCTGGGTGCTTTTTCATAACATTTGGTGTTGTTAGACTACCCGGAGATAACAATGTGGTTTTTACATTTGAACCGCCAATTGCCATATAGGATAAATCTCGGTTATAGTTTTTCAATGCTTTCTTTTCTGTTGGGTATCTCCAAGTTCTTCCTTTAACACCTGTATCTGCTGTACTTCCTATATGTATGAAATGGGCAGCCAATTGTTCATCCTTAATACGATTATACATTGTCTCAGCCAAAAGAGTTTGTTGAAATTTCCACATAGCAGAATTGTTAATAAAGACATTACAATTTTCTGAGATAAAAAAGTCTGCTAGTTTATTTTGCGTTGTGGCTGAAGTAAGATCCCAATCATTTACCCTAGAAGCAGTAAAATAATCAATGTTATCCACAGTATCAAAAATATTACATATTTCTTTACAAAGCCCATATTCTTTATTTCCTGTTATTAAAACTCTCTTATAGTCCATTATAAATCTCTATTAATACATTCTTATCAAAAGTTCCATCTAATGATGTTAATTGTGACAATACAATCTGATCAATAGTTTCAAAATGTATCTCTGCTGAGGTATCTTCTTCATGTTCGTTTGACTTCACTGGGACAAGTGTTATGTCACGCAATGAATATGTTTCAATAAAGGTGTCTTTGATAAAATTTGCTTCCTCGTATGATATATCAATATCAAGCGATACTTTAATTGTAGACTTAGGCAGTAGATACTTATCTGGATCATCTAATAACTTTGAAAGTTTTATTGTTTTGTATTTCGGTGCATCTTCCCAAGCATAGAACTCAGGCTTACCACCCCATTCCAAAAACATCCACCCGCGGTCATCGTCCCACGCATCAGAGAAGTTATGTGGGAAAGCATTACCAGTATAGATAATATTACCTTTAACTTGTCTTTGATGAAAGTGACCTGTGAATACATAATCTTGGTGTGAGAACATTTCTCGCTTCAGTCCACCATGGTCTGGCATTTCTACCATAGCATTTAGTTTGAATGTAGGTAGTTCAAAGTGACCAAACATATACTTGGATTTTATCTTTGGTACTTTCTTCCATTCATCTCCTATTAACCAACTTACTAGTGCAACATCACCAATAATGGTTGTATCATCAACAACTGTGATATTTTCAAATTCCTTAGCAAACTCTACGCTACTAACTTCACGGCTTTCACGATAAAATAAATCATGATTACCTTTAATGAAATAAACATTTTCAAATGCATCATTGAGTTTACGTAAACTCTCAATAGAATATTTCATTGTTGATATATTTAAACTGGCACGATTATGATGCCAATCCCCGCCGAATATACACGTTTCGCATCCGCGCTCTTTTGCTTGCTCAATAAACCAATCAACAAAGTCACTACAATCTTTATTGTGTTGTTGTGCGTTGTTTCGCATTCCAAAATGTATATCTGTAAAGTATGCTAATTTTTTGAATAAATTTTCATTCATCGTCTGCATAAATCTCTTTAATAGTTTCAGTTGGTATTTGGTCGTCTGTGATATTAGTTCTAATAATTTTCTTCCACCGCTCTTGTGACTTCATTTCATGTTCAAGTTGTCTTGTCCAACTAGGAGCCTGCCCTGATTTCTCTAATAGATCATCTCTAATGCCTTGATTTTTTTTCTCAATATTAAGAACACGTGTAAATGAATTATTAACTGCTGCAGTGTAGTAAGCAAATGGATTATCTGATTTTGCTTCATTAAACTGTAGACCAATCTGTGTCAACTGTAGTAAGGCTTGTCCTCTCATTTCGTCAATATATGTATATCCACGCCAATTACCACGCTGTGAATAGCGTTCTACTAGTTTGATATACATATTTGCCAATGTAGCAGTAATCTTACCTGATGTCAAGTCAAATTCTTTATTTTTATTGAAATGTGATATGCCCACTTCGGCAACTTCGCCATTTCTTAGAATATAATGCTTGTATGGTGGAAAGTTTAATTTAACTTTATGATCTGCCACAGTCTTGGGATTTAGTTTTCTGCCTGGTTCATCCGGAATATGTTCAAATGTCATAACACGGAATACTAATTCTTCTTCGTTGAATGAATTTTTGTCTACCGCAAAATCAACTTGTTTTTTCTTTTTGTCAGTGTTCAAATCCCATGCAGCCTTTTGAATACGGTCTGCTTTTGTCTGTCTAGCAACATCCATTAATGAATTTAGTTCTGTTTTTAGATCAAGTTCGCCAGTAATATTATCAATAATTACATCAAATTGATTGTATAGGTCATAATCTTCAAACCATGAAAAATTAGATTTAGAAATATGAATTTGCTTTAGCATATCTCTATTGTTTAAATAATTCTGCCGTCTGGCCATTTTTGTATTCTCCTAATAATTTATTATTATTATACATTGTTTTTATGTAGTTGTCAACCTATTTAATGTTTTCCAAATATACGTAGTTTATACCGTGATAAATACTGATGTAATCTAGGAGAAGCAGTTATGGCGTATAACCCATACAAGGACCAGCAACCTGTAAATATCATTGATCCCAGTGGTCGATTGAGAGAGAGTGGAATACGAAAGTTTAACTTTCCGTATACGCCCACCGTTACTAATATTATAAATGCAAATTATTCACAAGCGGCTACAACACATTCTAACTTTCAACAATCATTTTTTGAATCTGCAAATAATGCATCTTTTTCCGTTACTGCTCCTATACTAATTGAGAATGAAGAGCAGGCATATTATATCTTGCAGGCATTAGACTTTTTTAGAGGTTCAATGAAAATGAGATTTGGTAAATTGGATAATGATAGAGGATTACCACCGCCGGTTCTTAGATTTAATGCACACGGTATATTTCAAAATGTTCCTGTTGTATTAACTGATTTTACATACAACTTGGATGCTGATGTATCTTATATCGAAATAGAAAATAAAAAGACTGGAGATCCAACAGTAGGTGGGGATCCCAGAGGCGAAATTTATGATGTGTTAAAAAAAATAGAACATAGACCTGTAGAAGATGGTGTTATGACTGCTGCAGGAAAACTACGTTCAGCAAACACTAATACATCAAACGAAACAATTAGAATGCCAGTAAATGGCGCATTTGTATTTTCATTATTGGCTACATATTCTCCTAAAAGTATAAGAGAAAACTTTACAGTAGATGAATATCTAAGAGGAAATTTGAGAGGTAAAGGTTATGTATGATAACAGATCACCATGGAGAAATACTCCAATACTATTTAATAAGATTTTAGATATACAAAAACCCAGATATATAATTAAAGATCCCATGGACATTGAGTATACAATCCCACAAAGATTAGATAACAGACCTGACCTTCTAAGTTATGAGTCATATGGTACATCTAAATACTGGTGGATATTTGCACTACGTAATCCAGATATCATACAAGACCCAATCAATGATTTTACTACTGGTAAAGTTATACGTATTCCTAAAAAAACTAATATAGATAGAATGGGCTAAAAATGTCTACTATACCCAGAAATCAAAGAAACAATAATCCCGGTAATATCAGGCTTGGTGGAAGTAATTGGGACGGTTCGGTAACAGGCAACGACACTGAATTTGTGACGTTTGCTACTCCTGAAATGGGAGTTCGTGCAATGGTCAAAACCTTGCATACTTACCAAGAAAGATATAATTTATCTAGTATAAGAGAAATAATATCACGTTGGGCACCATACGGAGAAAATGATACTGGCGGGTATATTGATTTTGTTTCTAAAAGTATGGGAGTAGATCCAGACCTCCCTCTTGAATTAAAAGTAGATCCTATTACTACTAAAAAACTTGTAAGCGCAATGATACAAAAAGAGGGCGGCACGGAATCCTCTAACTATTTTAAAAATTCTATCACTAAAGGTATTAACTTAGCAAACATATCAAGTGGTGCACAACCAACTGTTGCAACTATCGCAAAACACGAAAATAATAACTCAGACGAAAGACTTGATGGAGTCCCCACACCATTGGGAAAACCAGATTCTCCTAGATTATCTGATATACTATCGTTAGATACTTCATTAAATCGTGGATATGTAAGTTCAATTGCACCGCAACCACCAAATAACAGAACTATTACAACTGTTGATCCACTACCCAATGTTTACATAGGTGGAGGCGTTACGCCATATGAACAGGAATATTCTAATCTAATTAAAACAGACACAAAAAGAAGTGAATTACCACAATTAAAAAAAGAGAATGGCTTTTTTAGCGCAAATGATTTCTCTACATTAAAGGAAGTGGTTAACGCTGCTGAAGAACAAGAAATATTTTGGTATAATGAACTTGATAATTATGAAAATTATTCATATCATATAGAACTGTTTATTGTTCCAAAAGATGATGCAACTGCGTTTCATGAATTTAATCGTGATTCTTTTGAAACAACTATATCAGGCGGATGGCCTACAAACGATATTGATAAAGTAACTATTGCACAAACAGCAACATCTACTGAATTCAATATTGATAATTTAACTTTAGAGAATTTAGGTACAGGTGATGGGAATGTTGCTAAAATGGTGGGAGTAGATTCACATCTTGCCTTTGATATCACTCAAATCGGAAATACCAATCTTAATGATACATTACATACATTTGCTAATCTTATGGGATATTCAGACATTGGCACTGCGGTATATTTTATTAAAATTTCATATAAAGGATATGACAACGATAATCCAAAAAATTCAACGGTGTTGCCAATTGCAAAAGTTATTCCATTTTTAATTACTAGTTACAGTGAGATTAGTACTACAACAAATGCTACTGGAACTACAACCAGTTTAACTGGTACAGCGGTAAATTATATTGCATCAACACATGTTATTAATACGACAAAACATGATTTGACCTTTGATATCAAGCCTACATTAAATGGAACATTAAATTCTTTTGTTACTGAGTTAAATAAAACTGCACACTTGGGTACTGGTTATCGTGAAGATCAAACTGGATATTTTAACAGTTATAATATTGAATTTAGTGAAGATTTTAAAGAGAGATTTGCAGAATCTAAAATGAATAATGAACTTGCAAATAAAAGTTCCGCCAGTACTGAAATTGAACGCCGTAGTGCCAATGGTTTAAATATTGCACAGCAAATTGGACAATCAACCTCAGGAGTTAGTATTGCACATCTCTTATATGATATTTGTATACAATCGTCAAAAGTTAAAGATGAGCTTTTAATTAAAAATCCAGGTTTCTCATATGCAGTTAGAATTATACCCAAAGTTGTTCAAAAAGAATTCAATCTTATTACAAATAAATCTGCTTACGATATCACATATTATATAACTATGCATCGTGAAATAATAATTCAGGATCTTGAAGATCAGACTATAAAAATTTCTGAAACACGAAAATTACTATCTGAAATATTTGATAAAGGTAGATGTAGAAAATTATACAACTACGAATATACAGGTCTTAATGACCAAATCCTGGATTTAACGGTATCATTGGACAAGCAACTTATTAAAAGTTACCGGTCACCGGGTGATGAGTATTCATGGAATAGATTCTTAAAGGGGGATACTGATTTATCTAAGTATCTTACTAAAGAACAGTTCGCAAGATATCGTGAAGTAACTGGGCTTACAGATAAACTTGATAATAAACTAATACGCCAGAGCACAGACCAAGAACAAAAAAGATCAGACTTGCTACGTAAACAAGATGAACTATTTAACCGAACCCGGCAGGGAATGATTGCTACTGAAAATAAAAACATCACTAGTGCAGATGATGCCATGACAGTAAGCAATAGATATCAGAATATTGATTCATATGCAGATATGGCTGAGTTACAAAGATTGGACCCAGATTTATTTAACACAGTTCAGCGGGCAATACAGGCAGATAATATCCGAAGAGATGTTGGATTTTTGGGTGCGCGCATTAAAAAAGGTGACCGTGATATTGAAGAGACTAAATCAAGTATTAGTAACAATAATAAACAAATAGAGGAATATGAAAATACTCTTAGAGCACAAGTAGGTATTGATATTAATGCAATGCTACAAGAACAAGCAAAATTTAACAGAAATATTCGCTCTAATTTATTAAAACCAATAAATGAAATATCTCTTGCAGAAGAATTGGGTGCTGATTTTTTCGCAGACTCAAATAAATTGTCTGACACAGAATATGCATCAATGATGGACGCAATCGCACTTAATAGTATTACATTTGAACGTGACATACTATCTAACATGCGTAATGGAACAACTATTTCATCTTTTAGTTCAACTGACCGGAGTAACATATCGTTAGCACGAAGTAAATTTAATGAATCTCTTAATGCTGATCTAAGTATGCAACGCCTTGAAATGACAATTAAAGGCGATCCATTCTGGGTAGAATATTATGTAACAGAGAAAACAAAAGAAAAAATGTTTGGTAAAAATAACAGCATTGACGATGTTAGAGGACATAATGCAAATGTGAATGGCACAAATTACATGATGTTAGTTGTTAATAAAGCGGATGGTGTAGATGAATTTGATAATATAAAAATTGATAGTTTAGATATATTCTTATATATGGTTAGAAAAATAAAAAGTACATTCAGTCAAGGACAATTTACACAAAGTTTACAATGCATCAGACAGCCTATACCTTCAAACTTTAAATCAACCACAGTTTATAAAGGAACAGTAGACGGTGATGGATTTGGTTTTGGTCCCGGTGGTGAATTTGCTGATGTAACTAATCGCGTCGGTGCCGGACGAGGCAGTGATGTAGTAGCAGGTAAACCATCAGAATTTACTGGATTTTCCAATGAGACAAATAATGTTGCTAATGGTGCTTTTAAAAAACTTTCAGGAAGTTTATCTAGTCTTGCAGGTATTATGGCCGAGGCTTCTCCATTTCCAACGGCAGAACAAGCATCTAGGTTAACGACATTACTTAATGAAGCCGAACTTCTAAGTAATAATGGGTCAACTGAAGCAACAAAGGTAATCGCAGATATAAAATCAAAACTACGTGAAACATTTGGTACACCAGAAGAAGCTAGTGGGCTTTTTCAAGGATCAGCAGATGATGGAACCCCACCATCACCTGAACTTATTGCACTACTAAACACTAAAATATATGATGGAGAAACAATAATAACACCTACAACGGTTGACCAAGATAGAGTTACAGAAATTATGAGTGAAATAGAAAATATTACTATTAAGAATACGAACAGTGTTACTGAAATGGTGCAAGACATTTCTGGACATGTTACACAAACTGTTGACACTCGTATTAATACGGAAACACCCACCCAAATGGTTTTAGAAAATTCAAACATGATGTTAGACGGTTCATTGCCATTACATTCTACTGAAGAATATAAGGACCCTAATTCACCAGCGGTAGATTATAACCCAGACCAATTAGCGGCACTGGATTTACCGGTTGACGTGGTAGAAGGCTATAGAGATGCTGCGGCTACTCGTAATGGAATAAAAGTTAGAAAATATATAGATAGTCTACCAGAAGACCAAGCAGAATTATTGAATTCTATTGATAATCCTTATACTGTTAAAACACTTCCATATGACGCACCAACTATTGAAACGATAGCAGCAACTCCTTTAAAAACACCCAGAGAAGCAATCATGCAAGCAAGAATTGAAGATGCACAAACACAAATGATAGCAGCAGCAGGTGGAAGTTATAATGATTTATCTGCTGATGAAAAACGTCATTACGAAAATTTGAGTGATGCTTATGATGCTATTGATGAAGCAGCACAATTGGATCCCATTCGTAATGAATCAAAATTAATTAAGATCAATAATGAATTAGATAAATCAATTAGAATATACAACGACAGATTAGCAGGCGGCGATAGTGAATGGAGTTGGACACAAGAAGAAGCAGAAGAAAAAACACAAATTGATAATACAGTATTAGAGAACATTTCAAATTTAGATAATGCACACTCAACCCCTATTGCAGACAGAGTGATAGTAGATGATAGCGGCAATGTAAATATTATGAAAGATATGTCTGTACTACCTGTTAAACCATCAGATGGATTTACATTGCCAATGGATTATTTAACTGAAAATGATGAGTTCGTAATAACAGATCCACATTTAGCACAATATGAATTGGCAGAAAAAAATTGGGTAGATTTTAGAAAAGGCGAATTTGTTACTGTTAATGTAGTTGATCCGGCTAGTGGAAAGACATGGCAGACTGAGTTATATAGTAGTTTTGAAAATCCAGAACTTGCACAACAGTATGGAATAGATACTACCACTGTAGTAGCAGGCGAAACAATTTCGCAAGACGATCCGCGATACACACAGTGGGCTGTAGGTAATTTAAGTAATATTAGAAATCAAATTTCTAACGAACTTCCACTTGTAACAACTGTAAGCATCCATAATGAGTCAGCAAATACAGCACAGAAATTCACCGAAATTTTAGTTGAAATAAACGATTTTGTATTAGTAGAAGGCGAAGAGTAAAAATGTTACAAGATGAAAATTTAAATAATTTAGCAGGTGCATTACAAAAAGATAAACAATCAAATCTTAACCCTGTACTAAAAAATATACAGAGTGGTATATATCATGCTATTACTGTTCCTGGTATAGATCCTGAGGGTAGAGGTAGATTAGCTGCATATGTTCCTAAATTGGGCGGAAATCCAGAAAATCCTTTATATTTTCAGTATGCGTCTCCGTTTGCGGGTTCAAATACTATGGGAAGTTATGGGTTGCACGCTGTCCCACCATCTGATTATGTGACTATACTTGTGTTCTTTGCTGACAATGGAGAATTGAGTGAAGGGTATTGGTTTGCTGTTGCACAGGAAGTACCAGATATTGCATCTGGTGGTGCATCTGGTCCTCCCAAAGTAGATGGTTCAGGTCAAGGCGAAGGAGTATTTAAGAATCAGCCTAGCGCAAAAATTAATAAAACCGAACTATCAGATTCTCAAGGTGCCGATACATCATCAATTAGTGTTACACCGGAATCTTTGGCAGTTGCTACTGATGTTAAGGATAGTGGATTAACTCCAAAATTAAATGGTAAGGACGGATTAATAAAAGTTGTTGAAGATGGTGAAGATCCAGCAGACGAAGTAACTAGTGGTAGAAATCAACGTAACGCATCTAACAACAGAAATGATCCGCGTGGCAGAGACCAGATACCAGCAAATCATCCTAGAAATATTAATACTGCGACACAGGGCATATATGCTGATGGAGTACGAGGACAAACAACTGCCTCGCCATTACGTAATGCAAGTTATAAAAAACCTACACCAAATACAGTATATGGTTTAAAAACGCCAGGATCAACAGTTCTTACGATGGATGATGGCAGTGTAGATGATGATGGTTTCGTGCATCCAAATCAAATACGACTACAAACAGGATCGGGCGCAAGTGTTATCTTAGATGGGACAAATGATTTAATCTATTTGATTAATAGTACAGGTTCAGGTTGGATAGAAATTGGTTCTGGTGGCGAAGTAATGATATATGCTCAGGGTTCTATGAGTATGAGAACAGAAAAAGATTTTAACTTACGTGCAGATCAAAATATTAATATAGAGGCTGCTGAAAAAATAAACATTAAATCTGGTGACGATATTCAAGTAAATAGCGGAGACCAGATACATTTAAAAAGTGAAGGCTCTCAGTTCTATGATAGTGCTGGTAGTAATCATACTAAAGTTGGTAGTAATATGTATATTTCAACTGGCGGTCTATTACATTTGAATGGACCACAGGCAGCAATGTCACCGGGAATTAATACAGTATCTCATAATGATATTCAAAATTTAGAATCTACTAAAATAGAAGAAAGCATTTTATCTACTATGGTATCACACGAACCAATGATAAGAAAAAAACCTGCGCCTGCTAACACAAGTTCAAGTTCAGATGAAAGTGATACTGTAAATGGCGGTAATATACCTGCGACTGCTGCAGATCCCAATAGTGTTGCTACAAATGATAGTACCGTAGATCCCGATGAACAAAAAGTAAATGATGAAGCAATACAGGATCAAGTTGGTAATGGCAATGGACTAGTAACATACTGGGAAAAATTTGCCGCGCAAACACGAAATCAATCCATCAGAAATGAATTGTTTAGTATATTAGAACGAGCCGCTAGTTCCGCCGGCGTGAATGTAGTTATATTTTCAGGTGGACAAGATCCAGAAGGCCCCGGAGCAAGACGTACAGGTAGTACACGACATGACAATGGTTATGGTGTAGATGTTTGGTTATACAGTGGATCAGGTAAATTAAGTTCACGTTCAAGTAATGATATACCAATAATAAAGAAATTTGTTAAAGCGTGTTTTGATTCGGGTGCAAATGCAGTTGGTGTTGGCCCAGGTTATATGAAAGATGTTGGGGTACATGTTGATATAGCAACATACAAAGCTGATCAGGGTGTATGGGGATCAACTCATGAAAAGGGGTCTGCGCCTGGTTGGTTAGTTGCTGCAAGAGATGAAAGTAATTGGAGAGCATAAAATGATTTACGATAAGAGAAAAGGATCGCTTTTAAATTATATTCAATTACCATTACATACTATAACTCCATACGGTACATATCTGGGAACTGGATACGATACTGTCGGTAATCCTACGTATATACTATCGTATACACGTGTTACATCATTTGCAGTGAATAAACTTATATTTTCTAATTTAAGTAAGAATGCTATTATTAATGATGTTATTCCTACACTGGAAATAAAAAATGGTATTATAGGTTATAATTATCAGATACCTGATGTAGAATTTAGATATGGTTATATTACATCTTCTTCCAAAAGAGTTTCAATTGAAAGCCAAAAAATAACAAAACAATCAGCGCAGATAATTTTAGAAAAACAATTACGTGCTATTGGAAATGTATTAGAACAATTTATTACACAACCGTTAGGTCAACCACAATATGATGCGTTACTTCATTATTTTTATTATGAAGGTGTAGACAAAATACCCAATCATAATATTATTAATTTAATTAATAATGAAAAATGGTTTGATATAACAGATGAAATACAGAGTAACATTAAAAGAAAAAACGGCAAAGTCGATGAACGACTTGCCGCTTTAAGAATTGAGACTGCTAAGATGTGGAGTTATGTTCCCGGCTTTAGTTAAACGGGTCTATGATCTATAACTTGGTCTACTAAACCATATGCTAGTGCTTCGTGGGGATCCATAAAATTATCACGTTCCATAGCAGCAAGCATTTCTTCCAGAGTTTTACCCGCTGAGTTATGCTTTACATAAATCTGTGTTAGTGATTGTTTCATCTTTAGAATTTCTTTAACTTGAATTTCCATATCAGTTGCTTGTCCGCCAGCCCCACCACTTGGTTGGTGGATCATATGTCGTGCATTGGGTAGAATATATCTTTTACCTGCTGCGCCAGCCGTAGCAAGTAATGAACCCATTGAACACGCTTGTCCCATTACTGTTGTACTAACATCTGGTTTAATAAATTGCATAGTGTCATATATTGCCATACCAGCGGTTACTGCGCCACCCGGTGAGTTAATATAAAAATGAATATCTTTTTCTGGATTTTCACTTTCTAAAAATAGAAATTGTGCACATAGTAAGTCTGCTTGATAATCATTGACTTCTCCTGTTAAGAATAGTACACGTTCTTTAAGAAGTCGTGAAAAGATATCATAACTTCGTTCACCATTAGCAGATTGGTCTACAACCATTGGTACTAGATTTGGCATTAATTATTCCTTATTTGTTTTTGTAGATTCAAGTTTTCGTATTTCTTCTTTTAGTTCTGTAATTCGGTCATATGCAGCATACAAATTTTTCTGAAGTTCATTTATTTCTAACCGAAACATTTCTTCTGTAGTTATTTTTTGCATTGGTAATATCCTGGGGTTATTACTTTTTTGAAAAGATTTCAGTTGTATTATTTTATCTTTGTCCTTCATTGATAATACTCCTAATAATATTAATATTATATTAAAAATTAGTGCTTGTCAAGTACTTTTTTCAAATATACGTAGTTTATACGATGATAAATACTCTTAACAAAATATTTAAAATTGAGAGAACAGATGGCAGTTAATTTTGCAGGATTTAGTACTAAAAATAAAAAAGCAATAAATCATAATCTTTATGGTAAAGACTTGGTTATTGAGGATTTGATGAATCATTTAATGACACGTAAAGGTGAACGTGTTATGATGCCAACATACGGTAGTATTATTCATGACTTAATTTTTGAACCATTAACACCAGAAATTAAAGATATAATTGATATTGACATAAATTCTATTATTGATGAAGATCCCAGGGTAACGATTAACACCCTTACCATATCAGAAGATGACCACAGTTTAAACATAAAATTATCAGTTTCTATTATTCCAACTGGTGAACAAGTTGAACTAACAGTAAATTTAGAAAGAGAATAAAATGAGCCAAGAAAGAGTTGATAACTTATTCGCTAGTGAAAGTTGGAGTGCAGTTTATACAGCATATACTAATATTAGTTTGAAAGCATATGATTTTGACACAATACGTGAAGCATTACTTGCGTATGTACAACAAACATACCCAGATAAATTTAATGATTTTATTGCAAGTTCTGAATTTATTGCAATTTTGGATTTGGTTGCATATCTAGGTCATTCTCTTTCATTCAGACTAGATATGAATACCAGAGAAAATTTCTTAGATACTGCCGAACGCCGCGAATCAATTCTTCGTATGGCAAAGAATCTAGGCTATATTAAAACTCGTCCTATTAACGCCCGTGGTTATATGAAAATTACTAGTGTCACTACAAATCAAGATGTGGCAGATAATGAAGGTAACTCTTTAGCAAATACCACAGTAAATTGGAATGATGCAAATAATGCTGATTGGTATGAAAACTTTATAACAATATTAGACTCATCTTTTTCTAAAAATTCTAAAGTACAAGACCCAACCGCAACTCTAAATTTTCTAGGCATCGAAAATAATATATATGAGATTAACGAAAACCCTTTAACTAAACGTTTTAATTATCCTTTTTCCGCAGATATTGCTGGTAGTAGTAGAAAATTTGAAACTACTAAAGTAGAAATTGTAGATGATATTATTGGCGAAGCAGAGCCTAAAGTTTCTAAGAATTTCACAGTTATTAATCGTAATGATAGCCTAGGTCCTGCAAGTGATAGAACTGGATTTTTTGTATATGCAAAAGCGGGAGAAATGAACTTTAGTGATTATACATATGATTTAAAACTGTCTAATAGAACGCAAAATATTGATGTTATCGATATATCAAATACAGATGTTTGGATTCAGCGCACAGATAGTAATAGAAATTATACATCTTCCGTAACAACAGTTGATAATGATAGTAGAGAAACTGCTATATATAATTCTTTAAGAACAGGCAGCGGCGATCTAGCGAGTGTCACTACTAATATTGATAATAGTATCGCAATTAATTTCCCTGATGGTATTTTTGGTAATGCTGCATACGGTAATTATCGTATTTGGTATAGACAAACCGCAAATGAAAATTTCACTGTAAACGCAAATGATATAGCAGAAGTTGCAATTACTATACCATATATTGGCGGTGATGATCGTCCATATGATTTAACAATAACAATGACAACAACAAGTGACTTCAGTGAAAACTATGCTGCTGAAACATTCGAAAGTGTTAGACGTATTGCACCAAGAGCATATTATTCACAGGATAGAATGGTAAACGCACAGGATTATAATATCTATCCTCTAACTCTTGGCTCAAATGTTATATCAAAATCAAAAGCAATTAATACTACATTTTCTGGTAAGTCTCGTTTCTTTGAAATGGATGACGTTACTGGTAATCATAGTAATTTAAGTGCAACTGGTACTGATGGTAGTGTATTCTTAGAAGATGATATTATAACAATGAATCTAAGTTTTAATCGCCAGAATGGACAGATTGATAATTTCATTAGAAATAAAATTACTGAAGTATTAAAACATCCAAGCCTGATGAATTTATATTATTTTGAAAATATGTATAATCCAGCATCTACGATTCTAGCGCCATATTTGAATTTTACTGTTCGTAGTACGAATACTAGTATAATTGATACCGTAACATCAACTTCATTAGGCTCAGTATTTTTGTATCCAGGTGATCATATTTTAACTCAGGGCGCGAATGAAAAAGAATTATCTTGGACAAAAATTAGAAACATTGAAAGTAGCGTTGTAGGATCAGCGGTGGATTCATATTTTATTGAAAATATTCTACCTGAAACTACTGGAAGTATTGAAAAAATAGTACGTGCGTATAGAACACGATTTGAAGCAGATGAAATAAAAGATATTAAAATTAATAAAATAGAAGACTTATCAGTTCAGAGTTTTATTATAAAATATGTTCCCAAAAGTAATACATCTGTTTGGGAATGGAAATTACATGATGAAGTAAATGATGTTCCATTAGTCGAAGGAAAAGATGTTTATATAACATTTACATATGTTCCAGGTGTTAGAGAAAATGAAGCAGAATATGTTGCTAAATTTACAGGTAAGAAAATAGTATTCGATAGCAAAAAACAAGTAAAATTCTTTTACAACAATGATAAATTAGTTGTAGATAATGAAACTAGTTTAGCAGAACGTGATAAACTATTTTTAAAATATTATACTACAGTTGCTAGTGATTCATCTAGTGGACGTGAAGAATTAATTAACATAGGCACTGCACAAGTTAGTAATTTGGTAGAACCAGGTGATAATACTGTAACATTTGATGCAGATTTTTCTGAAACTGGCGCAGTAATTACACATAACTTTGTTAACAATACATCAGCATATACTGTAACAAGTACCCAGCACAAACTTATATCGCCGCTGGGTGTAGAATATCCAATTGCTCCTGTTGCACCGTCATCTGACACTGTTATCGGGGATAACCCAGAATATACCGTTAGTTATGATAAAGATGGTCTAAGTGAATTATTAAGTCTTGATGATTATGATGATAATCACTTAGTAGATGATAGTGACAAATATGTGTATTCAAGCGCAGAAGTAACAATCGAAGATAGTGGAAATTTAGCAGAAGGTTTTGTATACACTACTTCTTATACAGATATTAAATTTGAAGAAGAAGGTTTTAAAGGTAACTTAACTAATGCATATTTCGATCTTGCATATCCTAATAATTTTGCGTGGGTTGACTCATCCGAATTGCCTACTGGTAAAACTATAGATACAGCAGTATCAGGTGATACTGGCGTACAAACTGAATTTGGTAGATCATTTGATGGCTCGAATTATGAATTTGTATTTACTGATATGAGTGCAGATGGATGGTCAATAAGAAATCATAACTTGACAGGAGATGACCCTGATAATCCTGACAATGACGTATATTGGAAACAATTTGCGTTTGGTGAAATAAACTTCCCTGCAGAAAATATTAGTATTAATAATTTAGTATTGACAGATATTAATAATAATGAAATTAATCTTAGCGATTGTGAAGTAACACAAAATAATGGTTCCTATACAATTATTTTCTGGACAGTTGATCCTGGTATTGGTAACAGTATTAATGTTAGAAGCATTGGGGGAACTGCGGTATTCTCAGATTTCTTAGTAAGAGTGGAGCGCAGTCTATTACCGATAGATGCTGATAGACTACAAGCATATGCAGATGTAGAATCATATGTATATGATTCATATATCACACCTGCAGGTTACGTTGATTATACAAAAGTTAAATTAACAAGCATGAATATTGATCGTAACCCACACGGTATGCTACAAGTATTTACTAATTTAGATAATGTATATAATGATGAGTTAGGCGATGTATCTGAAGTAGAATTCTCTCATATTGTTTTAGAACAATATACAGATGTTGATAATATTGTATATGAACGTGTCAGTGATAGAATTGTAGCTACAAACCAAGCACAGTCTGATAGAATACCAGAAACAGCAATAATTAGATACTATATAGAAAGTGACGATCTTGATATTAATGAAGGTGAATGGCAAAGACGTTCCGGTTCAGGATGGGAACCATTGTCCACTAGCCAATATACACTTGTGAACGCCCCTGCAAAGGATAAAATAATTTATGCTGGTAATCAATATAGAGTTGTTATAGGCAGAAGTTATGTCGAAGATAAATTCATGACATTCAGATGGGATCACTATGCTGATATTGATAAGAGAATTGATCCAAGTACAAGTAATATCATCGATATGTATGTATTAAGCACTGATTATGTCAGAAGAGTAAACGCATGGATAGATGGTGGTTTCTCTGATATAGTACCATTAGCGCCAAATAACTATGAATTAACTAAGATTATGGAAAGTATTAATCCAAAAGCAAGTATATCAGATCATATTAGTTATATACCTGTTAAGTTTAAATATCTATTTGGTTCATTCGCTGCATCAGAAAACCAAGCAGTGTTCAAAGTTGTTAAAAAAGAAGGCACATCATATAGCGATAGTGAAATAAAAACTTCAGTTGCAAATGCTGTTAATACATTCTTTGATATAGATAATTGGGATTTTGGAGAGACATTCTACTTTTCCGAATTAGCATCTTATATACATACATCATTACCGAATCATATTTCTTCAGTTGTGATTACACCCAAATATCAAACAAGTGAGTTTACAAACTTGCTAAGTATTAGTAGTGAACCTACAGAAATATTCTTGAGTATAACAACATCAGCGGATGTTAAAATTATATCCAGTATAGTAGCATCAGAATTATTGGGCGAATAAAAAATGGCAAATAATAAAATTTATAATCTCTTACCAGCACACCTACAGAATAAAGAATTGGAAACAATTTTTGACTCTACATTAGAAAGAGCATTTTCTAAGGGCAGTATAGAAAAAACAAAGGCTTTTATTGGTAGAAAAGAAAAAGGCGTATATAGTGAAACAGATTCATATGTATCATTTCCTGAACATCTCTTCCAACGAGACAATTATGGTTTTGAACCAGTATTTTCAAATACTGGTATAGGAGACAATATATTTTATGACGATTTATTAAACTCATTGTATAATAAAGGTGCTCTTACAAATGACCACAGAAGATTATTTAAATCAGATACATACACTATTAACTTACCGGTTGATATTGATAAGTTTATTAATTGGGAATTATATTATTGGGTAGATAATGGATTTACAAGTGAGTATGCATTATATGAATTTAAAGAATATGTCACTGGTCTAACTGGTTGGATAAAACAAAAACCATACGTACTTAAAAGTAATTCTGAATATCTATTAGATGAGTATTTGCCCAGTTCTTCATTTGGTGATTATGGCGACTATGCTGTTGTAATAAAACAGTCAAGTTTAGTTTATTGGAAAAAGGACAGCATTGAAGGATGGGCCCGTATAGGTTCAGAAGATCCTGGTGCCACATCATTTTTTGCGTCAGACCAAAGACCGTTGTCTCCCAACTTGGGAGACACATATGTAAATACAAATGAATTAAGAATAACATTACTGAAAAGTGGAAATGAAACTTTTGTTCTTAAAGATACTATCTACGATAGATGGAATATTGATGTTAACCCTTATGCACTGAGATTTTCAGATACATCAGTTGGATTACTAAGTTTAATAGAATACAAAAGCAATTCACAAGATAGTACACCTGACTGGGAACTATATGATGGTGAAGAATTTGTATTCAATTTAGGAAATAGTAACGATACACATTACATAACAATTGATAAAAATACTGATAGGGCAACTAAAACTAATTGGTGGAGTGATAGAAATTCTTGGTTCCACTATGATGACATTCGGATGTATATCACTGATGACAGTAAGTCTTATGTTGAGCAAGCAAAACGACCAATTATTGAATTTGATAAGAGTTTAGAACTAAGTGATACTAGTAGCAGTGCAGACGTATGGTCTGTGCCAACGTTTAAAATATATGATGAGGAATTAAACTATCTAAATGATTATAATATATTCCATTATGTAGAAGATGAAGATAGCGTAATTGATAGGTTCTTATCAATTCGTGCATTATTAACATCTGGTGATTATGCTAGTGAGTTTACATTTAATATAGATATACCTGACAATGTTAGTTTTAAATCCGGGGACGTATATCATAAACTTTATATCAAATCTGAATTTGATTATAGAAATTTACGCCATGAATATGGAACCGCAACACACTCGCAACTAGAGTTACTACAAGAACCTAAATCTTCTGAAACAATAGATGTATATGTAGATGGTATCAAACAAATAGGCAACTATGTCTATAGTTCTAATACTATTACGTTTAATGAGCCTGTTACAGGTTATGTCTATGTTGACTTTACTACAAAAAATAATGTTTTTGTTGATGGCGATGGTGCTTGGCAACGCATTGATCCATCACTTGAGTATAATCCGGATAACTTATTTCACAATAATACAAACTTTACATTTTCTACAATATATGAACATATGGCTCGACAGTTATCAACGACAATAGGCCTAACTGGAAATTCAAACGGTGTGAATAATTACCGTAATATTGGCGATAATACAGATAAAATGCGTAATAATAAGTATGGTTCTGTTATGGTTCGTAACTCTATTGATATTAAGAATGCTTATTTTTCAATAACACGTGACGATTATAACCCATTCGCAGCGGTTGAATATCTTTCGGTATCATATAATAATTATAAAAATAAATTAATAACAACCGTGCAAGATATTCTATCTGATGCAGCAAGTGAATCCAAGTCTGATGATTTTATTCTTGACGAAGCAATTGCACAGATTGCACTTATTAAGAGAGAAAATATCAGTGTATTCACTGGTAGTCGCATGATAAATTTTGGTAGTTTTCCAACTCACTATATAACTGCAAATGTTGATCCAGTTATTCCTGGCTCAGCAACACAATTTATACCTAATAGTGTGTCTACAGAAATAGTAGACAATGAAAATGTATCAGTTTATGTTAACGGGGTACTTGCAACAGATGTTAATATAATCAATGGTATTGAGATTTCATTTGATGATACTGTAATTTTAGATGGTGATGTTATTGAAGTTAGATATTTTAAGTTATTACAAGAAACATTTATTCCGCCGAGTGCCACAAAACTTGGTATTTCTAATGTTTATAAGCCTGGGTATATTATTGACCAAGAATTTGATACACCGCAAACAATGTTAGTAGGACATGATGGCTCTAAAATGTTATGTTGGGGTGACAGAACTGATGGAATTATATTATTATTTGAAAAATTGGTGTATAATCGTATAGAAAAAAATACTACAAATACCTCTCTGAGTAATATAAAATATGGTATGTATAGAGATAGTACAACTGAATATTCATTGAATGAGAAAAAGTTTACAATGTATCCATTCTTTAAGAAGTGGATGTTGAGAAACAATATCGACAATCTTTATAATACTGATTTTGATATCGAAGACTACAAGACATGGAATTATCGTGCAAGTAATGATGCTGCTCCTGGCTATTGGAGAGGCATATTCCAATATGCGTATGGCACTGAAACACCACTGCTAGAACCCTGGGTAACAGTTGGATACAGTGTCATTCCTGAAGGTTTTGAAACTAATCCAGTTCGTTATACTGACATAGAGTTTTGGAATAATTTAAAAACAACATATTCTACCACATGGCCAATACCAGTAGACAGTCTTGGTAATTTAAAAAATATTAATGATTTATTTTTTAATTCTCAATTGGCACCCACAGATTCAGCATTAATGGATCAAGATTGGGAATTTGGTGATGGTTCGCCTATTGAGCAAGCATGGAGACGTAGTAGTGAATATCCGTTCATTGAATTTTTATTATCAATGATTACTAAGCCATTTGAGATTATTGATTTATATTCAAGCGAATTAAACAATATTATTAAAATATACCACAAAGTAGAAGGCGTTGACACTGATACTATCAAAAACGAACAAGATGGGTATGAATTTAAGTTGGGATCTAAATTAGGTGGCTTTGTTAATAACTTTAAGTTAAGTAGTGAGAATTCAACATTATCTAATTCTAGGTATACAGAAATACCAAAAGATAATTATGATTTATTCATACACAGTGGCGAACCAAATCGTAGCGAAAGTTTTAGTGCTATTGTAATAGAAAAAGTTTCACTTGACGTATCATATCCAAACTATAGTTTAGCAGATATCGCATCTTATCGTCAGGGTGATATTGTATACAATACATCTGATAACAGATATTATAAAAGAAAGATAACTCAGCCAACAGATAAAGAAACTGATGCTGTGATTAATTTTGATTATAATGGATGGACATTGGTAGCGCAACCACAAGTTAAAAATTATGGGTATAGAATTAATGGATTTGATGAATTCAACCCTCAATTTTATACTATGAATTGGGATACAACTTCACCATTCAAATCATGGAGTACATTGGGTGATAAGGCAGTTATAAATGATTGGCAAGCAGGTTCATTTTATACACTAGATTCTTACACAGTTTATGACGGTGTGCCATATATATCTCTTGCAGATCATACGGGTTCTGCTGCGTTCAATGATGACCGCAATGATTACTGGAAGCGTTTAGTATCGTGGCCTAGAGTTAATCAAGTGACTGCGAAAGGTTATGATGAAACATTAACAGACCAAATTCGTACACATAATTATGGTGATGTTTTATATTCACTTGATGAAATTGCACAACTATTGATTGGTTACCAAGATTATTTAAATGCAGTGGGATGGAGTTTTACAGATACCAATGAATTGGGCGAAAATGTAGACTTTGAAAACTTATTAATTAAATTTCTTGATTGGAGTGCAGAAAAACACGATGTTGGTGAATTTATTACCTTAACTCCAATTTTACTATCTGGCCGTTTCTCTGCGCCATACGGTGTTGCAAGCGTACAGCGTGAAACAAATAAGAATTTCTATAGAGTGCTTGATAGTGCTGGCAGACAAATACCCAATACAGCGATAACATTCTATTCTGATGGTGATGCAATAATGTGGGAATCAACTATCCCAGTTTATGGAATGAAAATTGATATCATTGATATTGAACACGCTTATGTTGTTGACAGAGTTGACAATTATGGAGATGTTATATATAATCCAATTGCGCATAATAGAAACTTACGCATGATTATTGATTGTAATAGAACTAGTGACTGGGATGGTACACTAAGTGCAGATGGTTATATTATATATCAAAACACATTAATACCAAACTTTGAGACAATGGTTGCTGATACTAAGTTCCATAGAGACACTATCATAGATCAAAGTTTATCAAACGTTAACCTAATTAAGGCAAGCCATATAGGATTTACACCACGTGCTTATCTATCAAATCATTTAATGGAACGTGAATCTCAATTAGAATTTTATAAAGGTTTTATTACTAATAAGGGCACACCTAGTAGTTTAAATAATATTGTTAATAATAATTCTAATTTTAGTGAGGTAAGTTCAAATGATGTATGGGCATTCAAATTAGGAAAGTATGGAAATTTAAATAGAGATGTATCAGTTAGTAAAAGTATTAATACCAAATTAATATACAGTGATCCGTACTCTATTACATATGATAACCAAAGTTTATTTGATTACAAAACAACTAAAAGAACTACACCTATAAAAACTACCGGATATGTAGATAGTAAAGATGTAAATTATATTGTAAGAAATGCAACAATCTTAGAAACAACAGTAAGTGAAAATTACTATGAAGGTGACTTGGCTTGGATACAATTCGATAATCTTAGAGATTGGGATGTAAGGAAACTTAGTGAAATATCTGAAATATCTTATGTTGGTGAAACCCAAGATTCTCAATTATACATTGTTGTTACGTCAGAGATTGATACAGTTGAATCTGTTTATTTACGAATAATCAATGAAGAAATTGATCCAGTATTAAACGGATATTATAACTTTGTAGAAGATGGTACTGAATTATTAGATGGTATAACTGTTTATAAGTATCTGGTATTTGACACTGATTTTGAACCGGTTACTGTTGAAATTGATACATCTTCTCAGAATAGTATATTTGTCCCTACAAGCGATAATGCTGGGGTTGAAGCAATTAGTCTAAATTCAAATGCACAGATTATTGAAGGCGAAGTCTTAGTCATTGACGGTAATAGTTATACATATATAGAGGATGCTACTAGTGGTAATACTGGTATAACAATTGGTGGAGCAAGCGCAACATCCGATCCAATTGTAACACCTGGTGAGCAGATATCTATTGTTGTTTACGACCAAAATGATATTATAAAAAATACAAATACATTAATAACATTTTCTGGAAATAGTATACTTGCAGATAATAATGTTACTTCAAACGTTGGTGATAGTATTACTATTAATGATGTTACACTTGTTATAGACGCAATAGACAATGGTGTTATTGGAGCAACTTCAACCCTCACAACATCTGATAATATAAACTCAGGTTCTGAATTGACTGTTCAAGTAGGCACTGATGTAGAATCAAGTTATACAATACAGGATATTGAAATAGTTGGCACTGTAGAGTCACCTACGTTTGATGAAACTAAATCTATTCAAATTAATGGACAAACTATAGCATTCACTTATAGTGGTTCTACAATAACATTAACTGATATAGTAGATACTATCAATGCATCGCCGGTAGATGTTAGTGCACAAGATGTTGGAAGCGTATTAGTTTTAACTTCATCTTCCCCTTCAGTTTCAATCCAAGGACAGGCAGCAGTAGAGTTGGGTTTAATTACTGTATCACCATATACAGAAACTAAATTGGGCAATTTAGCGGAACAGATAAATTTACAGAATGATGTCAATGCTAGTATTGTTTCAGACAAATTGGTTATATCCACGTTATTACCTACGATGACTCTTAGCGGTAGTGGATTTAGTTTGTTTGGTTTCCCTGCTACTACATATCAATCAGAATTAGATCCTACTGCTGCAAGTATCGCACAACAAATAAATGATTTAGTTATACCGAATGTTAGTGCAACAGTTGAAACTGGTAAACTAAAAATAATTTCTACAAGTTCTACTCTAGTAGTTTCTGATCCGTTAGATAATGGATCAATGGTTCGCCTTGGATTTAACTCTAATACGATAACTTCTAATATGTTAGATAATATCGTTGATGACATAAATGCTATACTATCACTTGAAACCAATCTAACTGCTAGTAGAGCGTTTATCGATAAATTACTAATATCAGGCGATGAATTTAAGGTAACTATTGCTAATATAAATGGCAACCCACTTGATGATTTGGGAATATCCGAAGGCGAGTATTTGACTGCTGGTTTAGCAAATTCATCATTGCTTACATTTAGAGACATAATTAATCAACAATCATCTACGTTAACAGCAAGTATATCATCGGATGGACGCTTTATTATTACAAGTCCAGCATTGCTGTTAACTTTCGCAGGAACGAACCAATCGTTGTTAGACAAGATAGGTTTTTATACAGAATACACTAGTGTTACAAGTAACGCAAACTTTAAAGTTATGAGATGGAAATCAGTTAGATTTACTCCAGGATATAACGGCGCAACGTTTGATGAATTCTACAATGATTTGGGATTGAATTCTCAAAGTAAAATATGGGTAGATGAATATCCTGGAATCAATGGTTGGGCAGTTCTGAATAGAACAGCAATTGGCAATCTAGAGATTGTTAATAGAAAAGCAAATGAAGTAGATGTTAGCAATGTCAAAAGAGTTATTGTAACAGACGGTGATGACCATACAATCTATACACTGTATGATCCATTAAACTTAAAATTGCCAGGCAAAGTAATGAAAGATATTGATTATGTAGATTGGAATGACCCTGCCAAGTATGATGAATATCTAAGTAACGATCTATGGTTAAAAGAACATTTAGGTGAAATTTGGTGGGATACCACTAGTACACGTTTTTATAGATACAATGATTATGGTGATGCAAATGGTAATATCTCAGTTGATTATGCAATGCGTAACTGGGGTAAAGTTGTTGATGGTTCTGTAGTAGATGTCAAGCAATGGGTTAAGAATGATAGACTTCCTGTAGGTATTACTTGGTTTAATCAAGAAAAAGAATGGGACCCAGTTAAGAATAAAGAAGTAACAACATTTTATTATTGGACTTCAATTGGTACATTGCCCAGATATGAAAAAGAATATAGTACTGATGAAATTAAAATGATTATTGAGACTGGACAAATTGAAAACAAATTTATACCAATTGATAATAATACTATAATTTTAAATTATAACTCACGTACATCAAATGATGTAATAACAGTGACAACTGAATATAGTATTGCGTCTAATAATCAAGATAGTCATAATGACTGGGAACTTCTATCACGTGAATCTACAAAGCCTATAATGTCTGAATATTTAAACGATTTCAAAAATAGTATTGCAGATTCTAAGATTGAAAATTTAAAACAAATCGTAATTGATTATCCTGATTTAGACAATGATGGTGCATTACTAGTAATTGATTTCTTACTTGACTTGGTTCCAAATGATCTTGCAATTTCAGTTAATAATGAGTTCTTAGAACTTACAAACTTTAGTTTAAACGGTACCGAATTAAGAATTAACAACACTTTTAATATTATAGTAGGTGATGTTATTAGAGTTTATCATATGGGCACAATCTCTAATTCTTGGTATAAAAATTTGACAAATGCCAGAAATAATTTTGCATCTATTGTCAACACACGGTTGAACACTGAGTTACTAGAAAGTGAATATCCCTTCTATGGGGATTACATTAAATTAAACCACTACATTTTCAATTCAATTGATTGGTATAAACATCCGGATTTCAAAGAAATAACTCAATTTGAATATCTAAGTAATACCAGAGATATTGATATGATTAGTATGTTTAATTCTGGTATACGTTCTTTTGGAGTAGTAAACCCTGAGTATGAAGAAGTTTACTTTGGTTATGGATCACCTGAAGAAATTACTATGGTTAACAAGATTAATGGCGCGCTTAATATAGATTTTAATAATATTGTATTACCCGGCCAGACTGGAAATTCTGATGAGATTCCAGCATATTACATAAATGTTATAAATGTACAAGTACACGAATTTATTAATATGTTGTTTTCTTACTCAGAAAACAAAGTCATCAAAGACTTATTTTTTGATATGTTATCATATATGTATACTGAAAAAGAACATCCTGAGTGGTTGTTCAAGACAAGTTATATTGACTTAATATTAATGAACAAACCATTAAGACAATATGCAATATATCAGCATGATACATTTACTGATACTATTGAATATGTTATGGAAGCAAAACCATATCATGTTAAACTTAGAAACACTGATAGAATTTATCC